CTTTAAACCTAAATGGTTTTGTTATTAATGTCTCACTACCCAAAGTAACCTTTAACTTTAAGTCGTAGTGTCTATTCTTGTATAATGGCGTTGTATCAATTAACACATAAGAGGCGGTTCCGTCACAATCAACGTGTGAATATTCATCAAATGGAACAACCGTTGTTCCCGAACCGGCGTCAACAATGTTAAATTGTGAAGTAACTGGTAGATAATATTTGTTAACAAATCTAGATGTATTTGTATATGTTTTAGCGGGATATTTATCTCTCACTGTAAAATATAGTTTTGCTTTATCGCCCTTTGTATATTCTGACCGTAAGTTCTTTGGCGCTAACTCAATGTCAAAATTTGATAATGTCGATAATGAACCCGTTGTAAATGTTTGGTTTGACCAAGCAAGTTCCAATCTTGGTTCATGTACTGTGTGTGTTTGTCTTGAGAAAAATCTGATGTTGCCTTCATTATCTACATCATCTTCTGAACTGCCTGTGAAGAACATGATTAGTCCATAGTTATCGGTTAACGAAGACCCAGAAATCATTGGTGCAATCAAGTCTGTTACGTTTATTCTTAACTCATCGTTGGTTAAATCAGTTACAGATTGACTGACCACGATGTCTGTTAAGTAATCACTTCCACTGGCGTTCCATGTAGAACCACTTGTCTTAATTTTCCAAGTCACGCCATCGTCAGAAACGAATGGTGTTTGCATTGAGTATCCAGAACCCTCGTTCCAAGAACTTGATACTTGACAGATATATATCATTTCATTTTGACGGAGTTTTTCTGCGTGTGCAACAGTCAAGTTAAGGAAAACCACAGATGTTGTGGGAGCTCCTTGTAAGTCGGTCAAATCAAATTGTATTAACGAACGAACGGCACCATTGGTAAGTTCTCTATCATTTTTCAATTTACCAACTTCTAGTATCTCGTCGTAGCCTGTATTCAGAGTACTAAATACTTCATAAATACTAGCGTCTTTGGTTGGTTCTAAATATACTCTACTCATTGTAGTGCCGTCCCTACGATATCGTTTTGTGGGTAACGTAACTCAAATATACACGGGTCTGCCGAAGGATATATAATGTTATTACTTCTGTTGCCACCTGTAGCAGATACATTGTATGAATATGGAGCGTAGTCTCTACCATCTCTCTGTTGATATTTGTTTACAATATCAATTGAACTAACCGATTGAACTCCATCAATTTTAGCAATATGTAGTAATAAATCGTCCAATAATATTGGTTGATTTATTTCCCAATTATCAATGTTAAAGTACTTAGAAATTTCATCAGAACATTTTGCTAATACTTCATATGAATTATAACCCTTATATACAACAATGGTATAATTCACCCCGATAGAAACTCTAAATGCGTCTAGAATATTAATTCTATCCGTTATCATTCTATACCCAGACAGGAATTTTTTCAAATTAAACTTAACTTGATTATTTAATGAAACTAATTTTTTGTCACTGTCATATGCCAGAACATATAAGTTGATATTGTTATTAACGGGGTCATCTTTTACATATCTAATATCATCGTCAATTGAAATTGTGTCTCCCGTTCTATTTGCGATTTCTGTAAATTCATCAATCGAACTAACTTGAGCATCTTTCATAGCAAATGCTTTTGCAATTGCACCGTACTTAGATGGCATAGACAATACACGTTTTTCATAATCTTGTGTTGTTACAACTCTACCTTGAGAGTTTACAAATCCTATGGCAGCTTGTCTTAATTGTTCTGTGCTCAATGAATCTAGTCCGCCATTGGCCGGCTCATCATTAATAACTGTTATACTAGACACCATTGTATTGAATGTGGTTAAGTCCGATGTATTTAACGTTCTGGTTTCATTTAGTGTAGTCAATTGGTTAATCTGTGTAATTGTTCCAGATGGAACATTTGATTTAATTCCATTTGAAATTCTATATTTTATAGTCAGGGTTGTATTTCCTGGCGCAAGACCAAACGAATTACTATTTGTAAAGTTTAATGTGTCTAATGCAACATTAGTCATGTTTTGTAGATATTGTTGGTCATAGACAGATTTGTAATCTGGGTTTTCATACACATCGTCTAAGTCACCTGTACCGGACCCAAATACTAGTTCTATTTTATTGTTTCTGTTAAGTCTGGTGATGAACCTACGATTAACCTTGACAGATTTTATGCTATATAACGGAGCAGTAGTCGAACCTAGTGGGTTGGTTAATATATCTTCAAAACGATAGTCTTGGGACAAATTATCTACTTCATACCAAGTATTTCCTTCACTATCAACAACTGATACTACTTCTATAACATTGTTATTAGAAATTTCTATTTTTAAAAATTTACTTGGATTTCCAACAACATATTCAATTGTTTTTTCTGTTGCGGACACTAATTTACATATTTTAGAAACTATGAATGTAGAAGGCAATCCGGTTACATTATCTAAGGAAAATACCTGAACTGTTCTGTTTGTAGAATCACCGAAATCACAAATGTCTTGTGTTAAAAATGTTCCGGCATCAAACTGTGTTGTTGCGTTAAATGATGAACCGGGAGCGAGGCGTGGAAGAAATCTGGTATCCATATTTCCTTCACTATCAGCCGGAACTAGAGCGGAAATAGTAGCGTTACAGAACGAAGGAGATGTTAATCGTGGTTTAAACCCCAAACCTTGAGCAATTGCTACTATATTTTCGCGTTCTTCTGCATAGGCTAGTAAACTTTCCTTAAATGAATTATCCGTATAATATGAAAGAACATCTCCGATATATGATGCCATGTCGATAAAAATACTACCGGGAGACGCGTCACTAAAATCTTGATAGGTATCTGGAAAGTAAAACTTAGCAAAGTTGACCAAGTTTTTCTTAAACTCAGAATAATCCTTGTTTAAATATTTGACCTGTTTTTTATCTATCTGGTCAGATAATACAACAGCCGAAGTTTTACTAATCGCCATTTAATATCCTCAAAATTGTATCAATACTTCATCACTGAAGTTAGGATTTTCAGATAACCTATATTTTACATACATACTTGCTCTATAATTATTTTTGTCATCATTGTTTGGTTGAAAAACAAATTCCTCTAATTGTAGATAAGGCATCCATCGTTCAACTGCGTCTTCAACCGACTGTCTTGCATTGACAGAGAAGTCATCATTATTAAAATCAAAAACCAATCTATGAATATTACAACCAAATGTTGGGTTATTGAATCTTTCACCGGGGATTGTTAAAATCAAATTAATAAAATTACTCTTGACCTGTTCTAATACAGTCTCAGACATTTGAAAATATCCACCTGTTCCTCTTTCAAGTGGTAATGTAAATCCCCTAGCCATTTACTAGATTCCCATCTTTTTCATTAACGCACCATAATCTCTATTCATCGCGTCCAATACATCATGGTGTTTATCTGTTATAGCACCACCCTGAAATGTCTCAGGCAATTTAGCGGGCGCGACTTGAACATTCTGTGTATTGAAATTGAATGTGTCCGCTCCCATTTTTTGCGTGAACATTTCTCTTAACTGTGCACGGGTCATTTCTGATGTTGATTGTGCTTGAACGGTTTCGGTTTGTAGTTGTGATTTGTTAGAAGACATCATCATATCAAACATTTCTGCTTTGACCTCTTTAATAATTTCGGCCTTTTGATGTTGGATTTCTGCTTTAACAAATTCTCTAATTAATTTTGATAATTCTTTGCTAGTCATACTATACTCCTATTGTTCTCTTATAAATAGTTCAGTCTCTTATTTTAACTAGGTTGCTTTTTATAGTTGGAATAGACATGATGTCTAACAAAACTTTAATTTGTGTGGCGGGTGGAACCCCCGGTCTATTAGCTAATATGGTTAAACAAGATTTTATCGTTTCCAGTACTGACCGTAGTTCATTATATTTAACTACGGAATTAATATCGGATATAGTTCCTAAAAATAACTGGCCTCCTACTGGATTGATATAAATATTGTCTCCTCCGTCAACTACCATATGTTCTTTTGATGTCATCAACAGATGTCTATTCGAAGAAAATAAAATATCATTTTGTTTGGAATTAAAAACCAATCTTCCACTATTCAATATTGTTTGGTTTTCTGATAGTGTGGTTTTATTATTTCCAGTTCCATCATTTATAGTTGGTTTATAATCAAATACATTTAATTGTTCAAGAGTTGTGAAATTTGAAGAAAAATAAAAATTTATGTCTTGTTTTTCTGACATCACAAAACAAGAAGAATCCAAATTTATATCCTCTACAGTCAATGCATATGGAGTATTTTTGGTTTTATTTGAATTTTCTTTCTGACCAACCCTCATGACTATAATCGCATCGTTTCTTTCAGAATTTGTTGGACCCAAAACGTTTGTCCCGGTTGATAAATTTGGCGTTACTTTTTGATTGAAGGCATCTTGCATCTGAGATGAACCTAGACGTATTGTAGCTCCATAACGATTTTGAAATATTACGTCACCATCAAAACTCTTTAAATTATAAAGATTTGGTCTGGCCTTATATTTTTCATTTGTTAAATTTTCTTCTGGAACACCACCATCTGTTTGGGCTAAAATTCCCTCTCTGGCCTGTTGAGATTGTATGGTTCTATTCTGTTGTGTTTTGGGGGCATTTGAACGATTTACAATATTTGGAAACCCATTTAATTGTAAAGTTTTATTAATATTGACTCGTCTAGTATAAAAATGAATTCCTTGAATTTTTTGAACCATTACGGTTTCACCAATTAAAGGATATTCTAATACACCGACTTCTATTGGATATGCATAAAAAGAGGTTTGGGGTGTAGATGAATGTCCACCATAATCAAGATATTTGAATCTAATACGTCCTACTTCAAATCCATCACTACCGTAGTCGGGGTGTTCCTCGTTTATTATTACATCTATTACAATAGCACTGGTAGCGTATAATCCAAATGATTTTATATTGCCTGATATTGATGGGTTCCAGAATAAATTACTCATATTAACTTCTCAAGTTTTGTAATTCTTCTTCGACCTGTTTTGCCTCTTCTTGTAACTCATCAATTTCAAAACTGATGTTGTTTAAGAGTTGTTGTTTTTCTTCTTCCGTTAATAAGTCAGTAGAGGAAGAAGCCTTAGCTCCAATAGACATAGCTCTTTGTGCAATTTGAGCGACACGAACAATGTGTTCGTCGTTTTTAACATTGACCTCCATAAAATCTTTGATGACGGGAGCTATCACCGCCGCATCTTCGGGGGTTCTAATGAGTTGTGTAAGTTTAAGAATAAATTGATTAATTTGTTCTCTCTTACTCTCTGTATTTTTATAGATGTCTTTAAAAACATCGGCTAATGTTTTATTATCAAATACTGGTTGTTCCATAGTAAATCTCCATTTACTATAATTATTTACTTACCAAAGTATTCGGATAATCTTCCGGTTCTTTGAAAGTATTTATATTGTCGGTCAAGTATAACTTTTAGTTCTTTTACGATTTTTGTAATATCTTGTGTCTTACAATCTGTAATATCTCGTATCATTAAATAGATTGCCTTTTTATTAAAATTGTTGATGTGACCAGACTTGCTCAATAATAATAAAATTGCATAACCAATCTCTAAGTCTTTGTCTTTTGGAAAAATTTGATGTAAATTTCCATCCCAATATTTTACAAATAATTTTATAAACTCGACACGTTCTGGTTCATGATAGGATTCATTTGGGTCCAAAATTAGTGTGTCTTGCACGGAATAACTTTCATCAGTCTTATCTGACAAATATACAGTTCGTTTTTCTTCTTTGTATCTTTTGTTATTCTGGAGTATTAGATAATTTTTAGCTACAACCGAAAAATAACTGAACGATTTTCCTTTCTCTTCAGTGAAGTTTGGGAGCTTTAAAATTAAATAAGAAATAACCTCACTTTTAACATCCTCAAACGAACCGTCCATATAAGGAAATTTAAAACGATTAATTATATTTTCGGCCATCTTGTCTAGTGGTTCGTATATATGGTCCCTAAATATTTTTTCTCTAAATAATTCGTCTTGTTCTGTATTGTATCGAATAATGGCGTCTTCTGTTTCTTGTGTCCAATAAACTCTATTCTTAGATTTTGTCCGTTTCTTCCGTGACATATATTAACTTCCTTAGACCACCAACGGTGTCAATTAATTGTTCAAAAAGTTGTCCTACCTCATCATCTTTTTCAAACATTTCTCGTTTGTCTAAACTTCTAGATATAGCCAATATTTCTGAAACTTCTTCATAAAATTGTAGAATACGTTTCTCATATTCCTCTGTAATATCTTCAAATTGTTCTAACTTTTTCAATGTAATGTATGAACTATAAATTAAAACAACATTGAGAAGAATAGACGTAACCAGCGATGCCCAAAACATAACTTTATAACTCCTCTAGATTAATTTCATAATCTGTAAATTTTTTCATATACCTTGTGATTGTCATACCGTTAGAATCAATTGTTTCTTTATTACTAGTTAGAAACTTTTTCATTCCACCCGCGCCGGCATAATGGGCTCCGGCCAATATAGACGATGGTGTAATATACAGTCCATTGTGGGTGGTATATGCATATTCATCAATATAATTTTGTAAACTATTGTAATTGTCTCTAATATAGGAAACCATTACACTATCTTGCAACTGTGGGTTGTTTAGAAACTCCTCCCTAGTTACATCATACCCAAGATATGCCACAGTTCTTGGACTAAACTGATATCTACCCATGAATCCATGTGGGTTTACTATATCATAACGATTATTACTTTCAAAGTAACCAATAGCATCCATCAATTCTTGTAATTCATGAATCGTAGGTGGTTCAGTTACTATTACCTCTTCTATCTCTATGACAGGAATTGGTTGTTCTATTTTATTTTTTGTTGTAAAACTACTTAAACTAATTACTGCTAAAAAGCTTAACATAAGTCTAATTTTCATTCTGACTCCTTGTTAAGTGAAACAATTATAACAGGTGGGGCATCGCCTCTCGTAACCCGTTTGTGGTCACCGATACAAAGTTGCCATTGACATACAACTCGTCAATTGTTTTAGCTCCCACATAACTCATTGCTGACCTCACTCCATCCATAATTTCATTTACTATTCTCTCAACAGAACCCTTCATTGGAACCATGGCCGCGGTTCCCTCAATGTTATTCATATCAGTTGAGGAGAGAGTTTTTTGAACATCACTGGCAGACCCGTGGTAAATTTTCATTCGTTGTCTCTTTCCGTATGACCCGAAGTGCATAATATCGCCGGGAGTTTCATCCGTTCCAGAAATCATTGAACCGAGAATTACCGAAGAGGCACCTGCGACTAATGCTTTAGCCACATCACCGGGGTAACGAGTTCCACCACATGAGATTATGGGTGTGTTCGCGACAGTTGAGGTTTCGTAAAGACACGAAACCTGTGGGATTCCCACTCCTGTTCTAATGCGAGTCTCACACACTGACCCACCGCCTATTCCAACTCGTAGTCCATTAGCTCCCCAGTATTCCAAATCTTCAACTGCTCTGGCGGTTGCTATATTTCCTGCGATTACATCAAACTCCATGTTTGGCGACTCCCGTAACATCTTTAATTCTTCTAGGGTATGTCGCGTGGATGAATGGTGACCGTGTGCAATATCTATAACCAAAACGTTGGCACCAGCCTCAACCAACGCTCTTGCTCTATATATATCCTGTTCTTTGGCTCCAATGGCGGCCGCGATAACAGGATTCGTATATCTATAACTAGTCCACTCAGTTCCCATATCAATCAATTCTTTCTGTTTGGACTTTAATTTACTTACCATTTCTACTTGTTCATCAATGGTATTAAATCTATGAATAACCCCAACTCCACCCAATTGCCACATCTTGAATGCCATATCAAATTCACAAATAGAAGCCATTGGCGAAGCGATTAGTGGAATATCAATGTGATAATTTTCGGTCAATAATGTAGATGTGTCACAATGTGAACGAGATTGAATCTCACTATACTGTGGAACAATCTGAACATCATCAAATGTATATGTTGGTGTTATTTTAGATAGTATCGTATAAGGCATTTTGTGCTCTCTGTCTTTCAATATCCTTTATGTGGTAAAGCGCCCATTCTTTTTCTTCTGGTAATGTGGTGAATGTTTTATGACCAGTAATGACTTCATGCACTTTATTTTTCCACTTAATTTCTGGCTTGTTTTGGAAGATTCTGGTTTGGAAGTCAGGCCACATTACCCAACCCATTTCATTAACTCTCCAACGCCATTTATTTACATCCTCTTGAGTCAATCCATTTACAATATTGACCCGTGGTACTGCTAAAAGTTCTATTTCTTCATTGTATTCCAATAACGTGTGAATATTCCGCATCAAATAATCCGAAACCGTTTCATCGGCATCCAATTGAAAAATCCACTTATTATTACATTGTTCTTTACCAAAGTTTTTATGACTTGCAAAATCTTTATTTAGGTCATGTTTAAAAATACGAACTCTATCTGATTTAACCGATTCTAAAATATTTAGAGTCGTTTGGTCCGTTGAGTTATCATCAATTATAACAATTTCATCTTCATTAGACATATATTTTAATATTTGAGATAACAATGTTTCTATACATTTACCTTCATTTTTTGTTGTTACTAAATAACTTATCATAATCAACTCCCTATGTCAAGTACCAAAATCATTCCAATATTTGAACAACGCAAGTTCTTTGGATTTAGCTTCTAAATCAATATCAACGGGCATATCATATGTGTTGATAGGATTATAAAGATAGTCCGCGTGTGCAGTATTTTTGGACTTGTTGTCTTCGTATTCTCGCTTACTATCTGAATAGTGGAATAGGGGTGTATGGTTACCCCAAGTATCATACGCCATAAAGAATGCATCTTCCTCAGATACATCATCGGTATGAAAAGTATGGTGGAAATAGTCAAATGTAACAGGTGTATCGTCTAGGATATCACATAGTTGTTTGACCGAATATAGAGAGGCTTTGTCGTCGTTCTCAACTACGAGGCGTGACCGAGCAGAATCGGAGAGTTGGTCAATGCTGTTGAGAAAACGCTTGATAGTTTGTTCCTTACTGGAACCTTTGGAACCGATATGAATATTGATAGGATACTCATATGTCTTAGGTAGTTCCATAAGGTCAAAGATTTTTGCGTGATGGTCAATGTTATGAATAGAGTTTTGAATGACCGACTCGCGTTCAGAACCCAACTTGACAAAGTGACTAGGATGAAAGGATACACGAATACCAGATAGTTTAATCAACTGCCCAATCTCTCGTAATTTATTAATTATCTTATGTTGGTCTGGCAGGTCTTCTATCTGGTATTCGGTTTCCCACGGGAATAGGTCAGAAGTAATACGATATAGTCTCACATTGTTCTGAATATTCCAAGTAATAATTTTATGTAAATCACACACATTTTCAAGCGCCAATTCAGAGGCATACTTGATGCCTTTGGCTCTGAAGGTGCGTTGAATCATGCTACGAGAAGTTTTGATACCTTCGTTAGCAAGAGTAAGATTTATACAACAATAACCCAAATTAGTCATATTATGGTTGTCTAGAGATTCCCCAGTTGTTTCTAACAGGTGGTTTAAAGTCTACTTCTGGCTTACTCTCTAAATATAACACATCTTCCTCTGTATTGTCAAGTGGTTCAGATTCTTCTGTTACAATTTGATTTGTAACTTGTTCCTTTGTATAGTTTTCTTCAACGTCTTTATAAATTTCATACTTCTTTTCATCTTTGACCGTTGTTTTCATTAATGATAGACGATTATATCCAATGACCAATGATACTGCTAATGGGTCAAAAACAAAGACAATTAAGAGTGCAAATATATTGACCACCTTGTCCATTGACCAACCTGTAAGATTGGAAAGATAACGGAGTGGACCGATTTCGGCAGCCACTTCGTTGTTTGCTTCTAGGTCAATTCGTTGTATGTCTAGTGATGTAATACTATCCGTTGCCTCCTCAATTCTGGATGATATTTCATCTCTTTCTTGAGTAGCATTATCAAGTTGTTGTTGGATAGCATTTCGTGTTGCACTTGATGTGCTGGTGACCAACTGTCCTGTAGCTTGGTCAACATACTGAATTTGGTTGTTGGTCAAACCCTGTGTTAATTGTAGGATTGTTTGACTAATTCTTTCTCTTTCACCACTATACAATTCTAGTTGTTCTTGGTATCGTTCTTTCCTCAATTCTAACACATTTGCTTGTTGAGTCACAATACTAAGTTGGTCTGCGGTTGTTTGGTAAGCCGCTGTAAGGAACCCGTAAATACCTGCAGATGTGATTAAAATTAACACACCTGTAGCTACTATATAGTAAAACCTTAACAGAACCGTTAAGTCTTTCCAATGTCTGGTCAGGAAAGAAGCAGTAACTAATTTACCTGCTTCTAGACTTGAAGCCATAACTACGACAGGAATGAACGCTCCTGCGAATAGACTTCCTAATCCAGAAATAGAAAAAAAAGCAGCAACAGTAGCAATAACCATTGATGCTAGTAATACTAAATATTTAAACATTGTCCCTCCAGTTTGTATTATTATAAATAATCTTTGTCAAAGAAAAAGTGGGGTGTCAAGAAGACACCCCACTAAACAGAACCGTTAAGATCACCTCCTTTCGGTTTTCGTTTTCTTTAGTTATTTAATCATAACCTTTTTTGCGACTTTGACCTCTTCCTTGATTCGTGGAAGAGAAATCGTCAAAAGTCCGTTGTCAAACGCGGCACTCACCTTACTCATTTCAACATTATCGTTGACCTTAAATGAACGCCTGAAGGAACTTCTCTTGAGTTCCCTTAAATAGTAAGTAACCTCTGTCGTTTCTTGTTGAGGAGACTTACCAGAGATTGTAAGAACGTCTTCCTCAATCTCTAAATCAATATCATCCTTAGTAAA